GTTGTCATTTTATAGTCCCACCCTAGTCACGGAAAATCTGCGTTCGGTGTAATACGTACCTGTGCTGCTTTGTTGCAATGATGCCGTTACATAATCCCCAGCAACCAATGCCGCAATAATTGTCAATGACCCGCGACCTTGTGGGTCGGACATGACTGTTGTTCCGTTCATGTTTGCGCCATTTTTTTGAATCTGAAGAAAGTGATAAGAAGAACCTGCACCGCTTAAAAGGTAACTGATTGTTATGACATAAACCCCACCAAAACCAGTGGGAATTGTCATGCGATCAGTGTTTGTTGAATTGTTGTGAAATCCGTCTGTATCTGTTTCTTCGCTTGTGTAGGTAAAGTTTCCAGGTGTTCCACCTGTCCAACTCATGTTCCCGTTTGTGTACGCCGTACATGTTGGCGCAGCTGCTTGACCTGATGAAGCGGTTGCCCATTTTAATCCAGTTGGTTCTGCTGAATCAGCAGTCAACACCGTTCCATTTGCACCCACACCGATTCGGGCGTCAACTGTTGTGAACGTAAATAAATCACCTTTTGTCGTCAACGGTGTGACATCTGCGGTTGTTGTCCATGTCGGAACGCCACCTGAAACCGCCAAAACCTGACCGTTTGTGCCAATTGGCAAACGCGTGTTGGTGTTTGCAGTGGCTGATGAATAAGCAAGATCACCAAGCGTCGTGCCTGGTTGCAATGCCTTCAAACGTGTGTCAACGCCTTGCAATGCAACGTCAAAATCGGCTGGCAAATCTGTGACCAGGTCGCTCGACGTTGGAAGAACAAAACCATAATTCGTGGTTGGGTTCGCCATGTGTGTTTCTCCTTTTCTACGCCACTATTGTGGCATTTGCCCAGTCTAAAGTCGGCGACACGCTTGCCCATGTTTCGGTCACGGGAACGTCGTTCCAACGCATTGCCTGCAATGAATACGCCAACGGGGACAACAACAATGTGACACTCAAACGGTTATAGGAAGCCTGAAACGACCAGCCTTCAACAAAACCTTGAAACGTACCCGACGCCATGTTCAGCGGTAGATTGTTGAGGGCAATTGCTTCACCCATAAAAATGTTGATTAGGTTGTCACGATCAGAATTGTCAATTTCAGGGTTTGTCAGGTCAAATGAAATTTCGCTAAAAATTGGTTGTGGCTGGGCACGAAGCGACAAATAGAAATTTGCCTGGGCGGTCGCGTCAGCTGAATCGTGCAGTGTCGTCTCAATAATTTGACCAAGCGTGCCGTAAAGTGAAATTGAAGCAATGTCGCTGGCACTGACTTCGTGTTCTGAATTTGCCCCGTATTTGATTGTCAGGGCGTTGCGTACGTCGCCCACACGCGTTTCAATACGCAAACCCGCTGCACGGGCATGGTTGGCGTCAAGATCAACATAACCGTTTGCTGAAAGGTAAGTCGTGCGGTGGGTACTGTCTGCATAACCAATGCGTCCCTGGGCGTCTTCGTAAATGTAACCCAGCCCTGAAGTGGCAAGGGCTGAAACTAAACTGTAAGCGTCAATTGCGCCTGCACCGCCCCCGCGTGCTGAAAGGTCATAATTGCCTGGGCGGTCAATTTCGCCCAAACCTGTGTTGCCTGCGTTCGACCATGTCACGGTTGGGTCATAAGTTGCCCAAGTTAGTGCCCCTGGCACTTCAGCCCAAGTTTGAAACAAAACTGATTCAAGCACTTCGTAAATCTGATTTCCGTCAAAATCGCGTGGCAATGGGTCTGTGAAAATAGATTTTGGCAAACGTGCCAATGCGCCCAACGCCGTGATCGAATACGTTTGGGTGAACATGGTTGTGCCCACGTCGCGCACTTCCAAACCAATGTCAACAACGTTTCCGCCAAAAATCGCGACAAATGTGCCTGAAGTATCTTGAACCGAAACGCCTATTGTGGAATTGATGTTGACTGGGATTGCAGTTTGATTGACGTCCAGCAGTTGAAGATTGACATAACCTGCTTGCGCTTGTTCATAAATGTTTGTTCGACCGCTGCGAATTGTAAGGTTTGCCAAAACTGCGTTGGTGTATTCCACACCGTCAATTTCAACCAACCAAATGGGTGACCATTGTGTCATGTTAAATCGCCACCAGGTTGGTCGCGCCGCCTGTTCCGCGATAGTAAGAATTGTTTAGGGTGTCAACGATCGTGCGGGCAGTGCCTTCTTTGTCCATTGCACCGTTGACCGTTATGTTGATGTTTGGTTGTGCTGAAGCCGCAAGAATTCCTGCCAGGGTATTGGTGTTGACGCCTGAAGTGCCAAACGCAAACGCTTTGTTTGAAGCCGCTTCGATACCTGCCAGGGTTGTCGTGCCGCTGGTGAAGTTATCAAATGCGCCTGCAATGTTGGTGATTGCTTCAGCTGCTTTTTTGGCAACTGTCGCAACCCCACCTGTTGCACTGCCCCCACCAGTTGTCAAACCAGTGCTGCCCCCACCTGTAACGCCGCTGGTTGATGTTGTAGCCCCACCACCAGCCGTCACGCCCGTCGTTGTCATAACCCCACCCGTTGACATTGAGAAATTACCCAATGCGCCCGTTGCGGTTGAACCTGACCCGCCACCGATCTTAGGAATTAAGGGCACGTCCTTGCCCCACTGAACCGCGTTGTAACCCTTGATCACGGCATTGATACCGTCAATAGCAGTGTTTAACAATGGTTTAATCGCGCCCAATACTTTTGCAATGATCGTAATGACCACTTCAGCAATGTTGCCGACAACGCTTAGTGCGTCGCCAATTGCTTTTCCTATTAGCGGGGCAATAAATTTGACTACGTCCCAGAATGCCGCGAATTCGTCCTTGCTATTCATAACGGCAGTTTTGACGTTATCAAGTACCGACTTCACACCTTCAATAATTGGTGTAAATGTTTTTTTCAATGTGTTACCAACGTCGGTGACTACCTTGCCAAACCCGTCAGCACTGGTCAGGCTGAACGCATTTGAAAATGCGTTAATTGCTGGCAATGCGTTTTGATTGATAAATTGCAAAAGTTTGTCAAGGATTGGAAGCAATGCCGCACCGACTGTCTCTTTTGCTTCGTCAAATGCAACCTGAACGCGTGCAATTTTTCCCGCGTATGTGTCAGCGTTTCGTGCTGCTGCGCCACCAAACAATTCAGTCAGGCGACCTTGAACCTGTTCAAATGACATTGTTTTAAGTTCGGCAGTTGATAAGCCAACCCCCAATTTACCCAGGGCAGCGGTGTTGCCGTCGTACGCTTTGGCAAGTGAATTGGCAATTGCTTCGACTGGCTTGCCTGTTGCCGCGCTAATGTCCAGGGCGGTTGAAAGTAGATCTTGCGCCTTTGTAATGTCGCCCGTCGATCTAACCAAGCGACCAAGTGCCGGGCGCAGTTCGTCGTCAGCAACACCAGTTGCCAATGACATTTGAAGAATCGATTGTTCAGTTGCTTTGATCTGGGCTTGTGTTGCACCCGTTGCGTTTTCCAACGCAACCGCCAATTGTGTTTGTGCCTTTTCGTCAGCAATTGCAGCCTTTACGCCTTCAATACCAATTGCGATCGCGGCAGCACCAGCAGCGGCAGCAGCTGCGGCAAACGCCTTGCCGATCTTTACACCAGCCTTGCCGATCTTGTCGCCAAATGAATCAACGTCGCCACCTGCAGTTTTCAGCGATTTGTTGAGATTGTCAACGTCACCAAGAATCGAAAGTTTAAGGGTACGACTGCCAGCCATTAGTCAAACTCCTTCACAACTTTGACGAACGCGTTTTCCCAACGCTTGACGATTTCAGGCTGGATTCTGCGCAATGTCGGATAAATAAACCAGCCGCGTGAACCCCGACCTTCACGACCTGACCACACTGGAAATTGCTTCTTATTATTTGAACCGAATTCGTTACCTGCCCATAACTGTTGCGTTGTGCCGCCGCCTGAAAACTTTTGGGCTGCGAAACCGTAGGAAATTTCACCAATTTTTGATGACTTTGAAACCTTCGCACCAGTGGCAATTCTGATTTTTGCGGCTTGATTCGTGCCGCTGGTTGACGCGGCGTCGATCACGCTTGAACGAACATAGTCCGCCAATTCGCTGCTGATGACTTTTGCCTGTTTGGTTGCTTCTTCGTCCATTGCTTTGAACGAACGGGTTATGGCGCGCAATTCTGCTTTGTCATAGGAAATTGCTTCCTTAGCCATTTGCCCGCCTTTCTAAAATTTCAATGACCGTCAAAATGTCTTCGGCACTTTCAAACTCATTTGGAGATAGCCCCGTTGCCAGGGCTATCTCCCAAACGATTCGACTTAGGCTTCCGACTGGGTAACTTTTGGGTTTGCTTCACCGACGATCACTTCGGAAATAGTTTCCGTCCATGCTTCGATCGGCTTGACTGGCTTACCAGCTGCTTCTCGCTTCATGGCGTGATAGGCAAGGAATACCAAATCGGAAATTCCGATCTTTTCCTGCGCCTGGGCAATAGTGTGACCCGTTTGCTTCTCCCACTTCACCCATTCAGGCGGTGCCGCCGTGTAGGTGATTTGGTCGCCGTTATTGTATTCAATTGTTATTGGTAACTTCATTTTGTCTCCCGATTAGTAGTTTTTAACTGAATGTTTCAGTAGGTGTTCCCACCACAATGAATGATAGGTCAACTGTCTGTGCGTCAGGTGCTGACCCGCCGACTGCTGGAAATACTGGCATGACGTTGAATGCAAACACTGCACCAGTCACCGCAGTCATTGAAACTGCCAATGTTGTGTTTGGTGCTGATTCGCATGCAGTCCATAATGCTTCGCATAATGAACCTGACGCGCCCCAGTCTGCAAGCATTGAAAGATCGAAAGTCCATTGGTCGTCAATGTGCTTGTAAGCCTTGCCGTCAAGTGTCTGGTAAGTCTCAACGGTTGGTGAATTTGCAAGTGTTGCGCTGGTCGCCTGCGCGTCGTAGTTAACGGTTGCAATGGTCACGACTAAATCGCGACCAGTGATGATTGTCGTTGGCATTTTGTCCCCTATGTTGTTTGTGTGTAGTACGTTGAAACGTTGATGTCCGCAACCAACATGGGCGACTGACCCACTTCAAGAACCGTCGGCTTTTCGATCTGTCCAACAACGTATCCTGCGGGCATTGCCGCAAGAATTCCCATGATGAGTTTTTCCAGGTTGTCCAATGACCCTGCGTTGCTATTGGAAGCAACAATGGCAGTAATTGCAAAATTGATTTTGACCTGTGTTTTTGCCTTGCCTATCAAAACAACTTCCATGTAAGGCGAATCGGGCACGATTACAATGGCAGGTGGAATCGGTGATTCAGGCACGCTTGCATAGCAGGTCGCCGATAACGCGCTGAAGGCGTTGGATAAGGCTGCGCGGGTTTCGGAAACGGCATTGGCTGGCACTTATTGAACGACCGTTTCAACGTCCAGGTACGGCATAAGCAAGGTCGAAACGCGGTTGGTCAGGCTGCGCCCCATACGGTACGGCGTTGAAGTGAAATCCACGCCTTCGATCTGACCGCCTGCGGCAACGCGTGACTGAAAGACTTCAACGCTAACTGCCAAAATTGCAGATTCAATTGGGGCACTGGTTGCGTACAAATCAGCTGCGGAATAGCCTGAAAGTGTTGCAGTGCCTGTTGGAATTATGTCGCGCAATGTGACGTCAGTTGAAGTCAATGCAGCGGTGAAATAATACGGTGTTACGGTCACGACCGTGTGGGTCGCCGTGAATGGTGCGGGTAAACCAGCAACAATGACTGATTGACCAGCAACAAAATGGTGTTCACGTTGCGTGTAAAAATAAGCAACGTTTGATTCTAGTTTGTAAGCGTTAACGGCTGAAGTGTTTGCAACCAACATGGGCAAAATGACGGCTTCAGCGGTGTTGATGATTTCGTCCAGGTAACTGTCTGAATAAAGTGAAACGGACACGCCAAGCACCGTGCGCAATTGGCTTGCAGTGACAATGACTGGCATGTCCGTTTCCTTTCGATCGGCTGCGGCGAGATCGGGAGAACCCGCCGCATGATTAGTTGGGGTTAGTTATCAGGTCTTGTTGATACCAAATGCGCCTGCACCGATTTTCGTTGCAATTGCACCGTATCCGTAAACTGAAACTGAAACCTGACCTGAAGCAATAACGTCAGCGCGTAGGCGATACGTTGGTGATTCATACCATGTATAAGCAGTTGGGTTGATGATTAGCATTGAATCATCTTTGTCAGTGTCATTTGCTGACGGTACGTTTGCAGTGACGTAAAGATCAAGTCCTGCAACGTTTCCACGAATTGAATCTGGACGAAC